AACGGGCAGAAAATCTACGATGAAGCAGAGGATGAATTAAAAGCACTGGACGAGGATTTGATTCGTTCTTATTCTCTACCAGTAACAGATATGGTTGGCTAATATGCGTAATCGTTTCTTTAATCAGTACGGTACTGCAACAGAGCAGAACGTATTGGAAGACTTAATCATCGAATCGTTAAAGATATATGGCATCAACGCTTACTATCTGCCGCGCACTCATGTAAACTTAGACCTGCTCTTCAAAGAAGATGCATCGATGAAGTTTGACGATTCGCTTGAGATTGAAATGTATCTCAAGACATACGATGGCTACATGGGGCAGAACGATTTTATTTCTAAGTTTGGTCTACAGATTGACGAGTCTTTGACGTTTACCGTTGCAAAGAAACGATTCTCGCAGATTCTTCAGCCAAAGTTGATGACAGAGTATTCATACAACTTTAAACTTGAAGATGGCGATTTGCTACGTCAAGAGATAGATTATGATCAAGATTATACTGGTTACATTCGCCCTAAAGAAGGCGATCTAATTTGGTTCCCATTTACAAGAGACTTGTTTGAAATTAAGTTTGTCGAAGTAATTGAAACACTCTTTCAATTAGGTAAACTTTATACCTACGAACTGCGTTGCGACAAATACGAATACTCAAGTGAGGTTCTTGATACTGGCAACACAGATATTGATCAACTTGAAACAGACTACAGCCTATCTACAAGCAATGTTCCAAGAACACTCATGGAAGATGGCGATGTATTGCTTGCTGAAGACGGCGGTTACATTATGGAAGAGAGCAACATGGTTGATGAACGTGATGATTCAGCGCAGAACGATTACATCACAGGGCGCATCAATGACGATGACATTTTGGATTTCTCAGAGAAGAATCCATTTGCTGAAACGAGGGTATGGTAATGTTTGGACACGATTTTTATCACGGCACGTTAAGACGCCATGTAATTATGTTTGGCAATCTCTTCAATGAGATGCAGATTAAGCGTTTTGATCAAAACAATAACGTCATTCAAAGAGTCAATGTGCCAATTGCATATGGACCAAAACAGCGTTACATAGAACGTGAACTTGCTGATCCAACGGGCGTTCGTAGTGTATCAATTGTGTTACCGCGTATGTCGTTTGTTATGTCTTCAATGTCATATGCACCAATTCGCAAATTGAATAGCACACTCAAATACAAGAGCAATTTTAACGCAACAAACAAAGAGTTTTCTTCAGTCTATGCGCCTGTACCATATGACATGAACTTTACGCTATCAATTATGACAAAGAATGCTGAAGACGGCATTCAGATTGTTGAAAAGATTGTGCCATTCTTTACTCCAGATTTTACGGTCACCGTGAAAGCATTACCAGACTTAGGTATCAATCTTGATGTACCAATCGAACTGACCAACGTATCTTCAGATGATAGTTACGAAGGGCAGTTTGAAGACCCACGCATTATGACATGGGACTTAGATTTTATTGTCAAAGGCTATCTGTTCGGACCAATTACGAAGACCAAGTACATTACTGAACTTGAAGTAAACACATTCTACGATGATGGTAATGACAACTTTGATCTAGACGCAACTCAACTCTTTACAGGAAATTCGAACTATCAAACTTCGAATACAATATCATGAAACAAACAGTAGATCAAAAGATTGAAACTGTTCTGGACATTGCGCCAGCAGTCATGCCAAGAAAAGAAGTAACTGTAATTGAAAACACTACAGTTGATGATGATTATGAGTACGCAAGAAAGAATCTGCGTTCTCTGATTGATAACGGCAAAGACGTTATGGAGAATCTATCATTTCTTGCCAAAGAAGGCGAGTCGCCACGCACATACGAAGTGCTAGGACAACTCATTAAGACACTTGCAGAAACGAACAAAGACTTGTTGGACATTGCTAAAAAGAAGAAAGATATTCAGCAAGAAAAGGGTGGTGAACAACCAACGCATGTTACGAATGCATTATTTGTTGGAAGTACCGCAGAATTACAAAAATTGATAAAGGGAAACTAACATGTATCAATACAGAGCAAAAATTTTAAAAGTACTTGATGGCGACACAGTAGAGATTGATCTAGACTTAGGATTCAACATTGTTCTATCAGGTCAGAAAGTTCGCCTTGCTGGTATTGACACGCCAGAATCTCGCACAACAAACACAGAAGAGAAGCCAAGAGGTTTGCTATCAAAGAAGAAACTTCAAGAAAAACTACCAGTTGGTTCATGGGCGATGATTGAAACAATGCGTCCAGACAGCAACGATGATAAGTTTGGTCGCATTCTAGGTGTCTTCATTACTGAAGACGGTACAAGAGTCAATCAATGGATGATTGACAACAACTATGCCGTTCTCTATTTGGGTGAAAATAAAGAGTTGGTGCAAGAAGCGCACCAACAAAATAAAAAGATTCTCATAGAGAGAGGCGAATTACCGAATAAATAATGTATGGCGACTAAAACATATCTTGGCAACGCAAATTTAAAAGCAGTTGGTGTAGACCTTGAATTTACTGAAGATCAAATTCAAGAGTACATTAAGTGTGCCAAAGACCCACTTTATTTTATAGAATCGTATTGTAAGATTGTAACGCTAGACCACGGTCTTCAGCCGTTCAAACTTTACGAATGTCAGAAAAACAAAGTCAAAGTAATCCACGAGAATCGCAAAGTGATTCTGATGGAAGGGCGTCAGCAGGGCAAGACTACCACCTCTGCGGCGTATATCCTTTGGTATACACTTTTCCAGGAAAGCAAGACAGTTGCGATTCTTGCAAACAAAGCATCAGCGGCGCGAGAAGTATTGTATCGTTATCAGTTGATGTACGAGAATCTTCCAATCTGGTTGCAACAAGGTGTATCGACATGGAACAAAGGTGACATTGCACTTGAAAACGGATCAATTGTTTTTACAGCCGCAACGAGCCGTGCAGGTATTCGTGGTAAGTCCGTAAACTTATTGTACGTTGACGAAACTGCAATCATTCCAAACAATCTTGCTGAAGAATTCTTTACTGCGGTCTATCCTACAATCTCAGCAGGTGAAACCACAAAGATTCTTCTTTCATCTACGCCACTTGGCTACAATCACTTTTGGAAATTCTGGAACGATGCACAGAATGATCGTAATGGCTTTGTGCCGTTGTTTATTCCATATTGGGAAATTCCAGGTCGCGATGAGAAATGGGCTGAAGAACAGCGCAGACTACTTGGTGAACTTCGCTTCAATCAAGAAGTATTGTGTAATTTCTTGGGTTCAAGTCTTACACTCATTGCCGCAGATACAATTGCTCAGTTGTCACCTGATCAGCCAATCTATAGCAAAGATGGCTTGGATGTTTACGAGAAAGCAGAAAAGAATAGAACTTATGTCATTGTAGCCGATACATCAAAAGGTGTTGAAGGCGACTATTCTGCATTTCAGATTATTGACGTTACCGACATGCCGTATAAGCAAGTTGGTAAGTACAGAGACAACAAGATTAGTCCGTTGCTCTATCCGTCAGTCATCTACAAACTAGCAAAAGAATTCAATGATGCTTATGTTCTGGTAGAAATAAATGTTTCTGAACAAGTTGCAGAGATTCTCTACAATGAATACGAATATGAAAACATTGTTTTTGTAAATAGAACTACAGGCGGACAAGTTGTCTCTGGCGGGTTTGGCGGAGGCAAAACTCAACTTGGTGTCATTACGGATAAAAAGGTCAAAAGAATTGGATGTTCCAACTTCAAGTCTATGGCTGAAGAGAAGAAACTTCTCATTCGTGACGCAGACACAATTTCAGAAATATCAACATTCATTCAAAAAAGAAACAGTTACCAGGCAGACGAAGGTTATCACGATGATCTAGTCATGCCTTTTGTTTTATTTTCCTGGCTCACGACTAACCCATATTTCAAAGACTTGACAAACATAAATATACGAAAAGAGTTATATGAGAAGCGTATTCAGGACATTGAACAAGAGTTGACACCGTTTGGCATCATCGATGATGGGCACGATGAAGCCTCTTTTGTAGATTCAAACGGTCAAACATGGGAACATGAAAATTCGTTTTTTTATAAATAAAACAAGAATAATGAATGAATACCCTTTAAGTGAAAGAAAAGATATAACATCTTAAAATCAAGGAGAAAAAGAATGGCAATCAATTTAATCTCACCAGGAATTAAGATTACCGAACAAGATCAGGTAGC